GTTTTTCTATATACTCAAAACGTATTGCATTTTCTCTTTCAAGAGCTTCTGCCAATGCTGATTCTTTAAAAAATTTCATTTCTTTTTAGAAACTTTTTTAACTCTTTTAGTTGTGTATGCCTCATTGACATCTGGGGTTGATTTATCATCAGCAACATAATGTCCTTTTTTGTTTCTAGCTCTTACTTTAACTTCTTCGGTACCAGTAAGATTACCCCAAAATCTTTTTAAAAAACTCATACTATTTGTCCTTGGCTTTTAAAACATTTAAAGCACACCAATCAATAACTTTATAAAGTTT